ACAAGACCGTCCGTGGCGAAGCAAATCGTCGCTTCAAAGACGTTCTTAAGGAGTACATGAAGGCCGGTAACAACATCGAGCGCGAAGTCAAGATCTTTGAATCTGTGGATCAGTGCGAAGCGTACATCAAGGAAGCCTCAGCTCTTACGGCTTCGGGTTACGACGTAGGTGGCCGTACCGCTTACGATCCAGTGTTCGCTGCAAAGCGTCTCGGAAACCCCTTGATGGATCTGTCGCGCATCGTTGCAACCGACGGCTCGGCTTATCAATTTAGAGTGAAGCAGGGCAACGCGGGCGCACAGTGGGGCTATACCGTTCAGAACAACGGCGCACCCACGACTGAAGCCACAAGCATTTGGCAAGTGATCCTTAAGGATCTGAACGCTCAGTTCCCCATCCGTACCGCAGCACTTGATGACATCGACGGCCTTGAGGCTAACGTTGTTGACGATATGTTGATGGAGTTCCAGCAGGCAATGGCAACCTCGATGATCCAGAACAACGATCAGTCGGGAACCGGAACCTCGGTAACGACGGGTGGCGCTGACGGTCTGCGCGGTTTGGATCAGTACGCTGGCGCTAATGCAACTTACACGGGTGGCTCTTGCTCGACAGCTGCTTTCGGTACTTCGGGAACTGCAACGACCAACGGTTTGCACTCGCTTGCTACCTATGACCAGCTTACGACAAACGCCAACACGGTTGCCGCAAATAATGTGAACTACAAAGATGTGGTTAACTTTATTTACAGCCTGCCACAGCAGTATTGGACTCCCAGCGCAGCGTTCATGATCAACCCGATTTTGCTTCAAGGCATCCGTGGGTTAGTCGATCTGCAAGGCCGTCCGATCTATGTTGACGGTCTGTCACGTACCGATGGCATCGTTGGTGAGTTGCTCGGTTTCAAGGTTGCAGTCAACAAGTACCTTGACAACCCCAGCCAGCCCACCACCGGCGCAGCAGGAACGACCAGCTACTATCCGATGTACTTTGCGGATTGGCAGCAGTTCCACACGATCGTCATGCGTCTCTCGATGGTCCTCCGTCGCTACGACCAGACCTTACCCGGAAGCATTACGTTCTACGGCGAGACTCGTGCAGCTACTTCTGTGCGCGATCCTAACGCTGGTGTGCGTTATCGCTCGACTGGTACCGCTGCTTGATAAAAGAGGGCGAAAGCCCTCTCCCTTTTGGAGAGATTATGAAACAGGTTATTTTGGAAGGCTTGAAAAAGGCTCTCCACGAGGGCAAAAGCACTGTCAACCTCGCGGAAGCCTCAGCCCTAACCGGCTCAGGCAGTGGGGTTGGTGGTCGCGTTTATAACGAGGATGTGTTTGCATCGCTTCGTTACTGGAACCCATTTCGGGTTTATGCAAATCAGACAATGACGGCAGACTCGGATATTCAGTTTGTTGTCAAAACAGGTAACGCTGCTAACTCCACCAACCCGTGGGGATACACGGTCAACGCCAACTCAGGCTCACCCAATATCGCCACATCCATCTGGCAGCTTCCGATGCGTGTTATCTCCGCTCAGATGCCAATCAGGGCTGCGGCGATGGACGACATCAACGGATTAGACGCTGCGCTTGTTGAAGATCTCGCAATGGAATTTAGCCAGATCGAAGCCGCGTCGATGGCAATTAATAACGATCAGGCAGGATCTACAACGACCTCCACAGGCGCTACAAACGGCCTTAGAGGCTTGAAGATGTACGCTGGTACTGCTGGATCATCCGCTGCTTATGGAACGTCAGGAACGGCCATAACGGCGGGTATACACACACTTAACACGGTCGGCTTTACGCATACAAACCTTGAGTGGGAAACGCTTGTAGACGTTGCTAATGCCCTTCCCGGTCAGTTTTGGAGAATGCCGGGAACTGCGTGGATGATGCACCCAACAGCGATTCAGATTCTCCGAGAGTATGCACACTCTGGTAATTCTTACGCACTTGTTGAAGTCGGCGAAAAGGACGAAGGCCCTGCGGTAAACATCATGGGATGGCCGGTGATTGCGAATCCTTACTTAGACGCTCCCGCTGCTGGCGCTTCTCCAATCTATCTTGCAAACTGGCCTCGGTTTATGTGGATCGTCGATCACTCGGAGATGACGCTTCAGAGAATGGAGCAGACCCAGCCGGGAACGATTACGATCTATGCTGAGAAGCGGATGGTCTCGACCGTTCGTGATGTAACTGCTGGCGTTCGTTTGATCGGAACTTAAAGATGCCATCACAACTGCAAGGTAACTTCGGAGCGGGTTCTAGAAACCCGTTCAACTACTCGAAGGTCATTCAGAGCACCCGTGATCCGGTGACTCAATGGCTGACGTTTGAGGAAATCACCAACCAGTTGAATTTGTTTCAGGATGAATCGCAGGACGATTATCTTGCTCAGTTAGAACTCGCTACACGGATGGCGATTGAGGACTACTTAGGCACCCCGATCTTCAATGTGACGTATCAGGCCTCTTACATGATCTCAGGGCTTATGGCTGCACCCGTAAGTCTTGATCTTCCCGAAGTCTCGCAGAATGGCGTGACAATCAATTGGGTGAAGTATTACACCGACCTTAATCCGCCGACACTCACGACGATTACAAGCTCAAACTACTACTACGACCCAACTGGGAACAAAGTCGTTCTCTTCGAGGTTCCCAACAACATCAACACTTACATGACTGCTCCGATGCTTTGCCAGTACACCCTACAGGGCTCGGTCATTGGTCAGTATCCCGTTGTCAAGCAAGCGGGTCTCATGCTTCTCACTCACTTGTACAACAATCGCTCGGCTACATCTGCCGAGAATCTAAAGCAGATTCCTTTTGCAGTGGATCAGCTTCTTAGACCCTACAAGCCGTTGGTGATGTAATGGTCTTACGCGTCGACGAGATAAGCATTAATAACCTGTCGTTTACGGTCACTAATTTGGGTGAACAAACGACGGTAGAGACGCTGTGGTTCAAGACGCGAGCAAAGACTAAGTCGGTTCACAATCGGATTCGCACTTTAGAGAAGTTCAGGCAGTACGACAACATGATGGACTTCATTGTGAACTACACGCCAAACATGCGGACGATCTCGGACAATCAGGAAGATTACTCGGTCACGTTTCGGGGAAATAGCTGGCGAATCGCAGAGGTTTTTGAGCACGATGACAGACAGTGGGTTTCGCTGATGTGCTATCGAAACGAACCTAGCGTGGCGGTCTAAGATGGGGCAAAATAGCGCGGTTGTTTATGCTCAAGCGATACAAGCTCAATTGGTCACGGTTTGTACGCCGACACCGGTTTATGCAGTGTTTAACCGAAACTTTGCAAGCGAACCGACCTTTGTAACGTGGCAGCTTAGAGATGTTCATCAGCCGGTTTACACAGGTCCGCAGTCTGTGAAGGGTATAGATCGACCGGTGTTTCAGGCTACAGTGTTTGCTCAGTTGATGGCGAATTGTTTTAGTAAGGCGCAGCAGATTGTGGACGCGCTACACGGTTTTCAGGGCACTTTTGGTGGTCTCTTTTTTGTGTCAAAGGTCGATGTTGATTGGCTCTTTCACACATACGACAATGACAGCAAATTAAATCAAATCGTTCTTGATTGCACTTTAGACATTCCTGCGTAGAGGTGAAAAATGGCTCTTCCCAATAAAGTTTTACCCGGCTTTTCAGCCTCCTTGTATTGCCAGCCGGGGGCTACTCCAACCGTTTTAACAACGGCCAATCTTAGCGTTTACGCTTCGACTTCCGCGATTGCTGTCTCTGGCAATCTTGTTCCGGTTGAGGCAATTCCAGCATTTGGTCAAGACGATGCGGTTGCCAACTTTGCAGTTGCTGGCTCGCGTCAATCTGACAAGATTCCGGTTCAGTCTGCACCCACCAGTATGACGGTTGTAGCGGCGTGGAACCCTGCCGACACAAACCTTCTTTTGCTTCGTGCGGATGCTTACAACGGCACAATTGACCGTACGTTCGTGATCTCAGCGACGGATGGCACTAACATTGTGAATTACGCTTTTAATGGTCGCGTATCGCAGTGGACGATTGATCCAGCTCCCGGCGCTGAAGCTCAAGTCACGTTCACCATTCATCCGAGGGGCAATCAATATGGCTGGTCAAACAACACTTGATGAATTAGTAGCGCTGATGGTGGAATTTAGGGGTGACCTTCATGCAATGGCAAAGGGGCATCCCTTTACCCTTCAAGAGGTGGATGCCGCCTTACAGGAAGCCGAAGCCGCTGAAGCTGTCTGTCTCAACGTGATGAGGCAATATGCAGCGAGCGAGTGACGATTTACTGAGCTATCTCATCACGCAGGCCCAGACTGGTGCTAAGAACTGGTTTGGGTACCCGCAACAGCGTCTCATCAACATTGCTCTATGCCATCAGATCGCAGCTAATCATGCTGACTGCATGACACCTGATGAAGTCGTGGACTACGTCCTAAAGCTCAACGATCACATCTTTAAGCGGATTGTGACCAGTGGAGTTTGAGGTCAAAGGTCTTAA